ACTTGCCGATCAATCGACATATTGGGTAACCAACAGTCATTATCATTTTTCCAAAGATATTAGATTTATATTCAGTTGGGTTTAATTCATGTGCCATTTGTTTAGCCCAGGAACCAGCAACTGGTCTTGCAAGAAGATGAAGAACTAATTTATTACCAATACCACTTCCTTGTATATATTCAGCAATTGGTTTACCCCAAACATAATAACCATTGTAAAGATCTGGATCAAGTCTTTGTGTAGCTATACCGTATTCTTGGTCAAGCCTGTAAACATCTTCACTAAGATATCCAAGGTTGTACATTGCTGTGCATATAACAGTACCATCGCCGGGCCCGTCAGGATCGCCGGGACTAGGGGCGGGTGACGGTGACGGTGAGGGACAGGCATCTCCCATGTCTACACCACAAGGTTTGTTGTGAACTAAAATACCGTTTGCATAATATGTGTTGTTACCAGTTAAACTTAGATTATACAGTTGAAGTTCTGGTTCTCTTTCTTGTGGTACCCACGATTCAATTTTTAATTTACCTTGTTCAGTTACAAGAGTTGTTCCTATATTAATATCAACCAGAGGACCGCCATTATCATTTACAACATTTGCATATGCTTGTGGATCATGTTGTTCAAATTCTTTTACATTTATAGCTCCCCACCCTTCTGTGGTCATCAGAGGATGTTCTTCAGATAAGAATGGTTTCATATCATTAATACCATTAATACCATACAGTAATCTTGAACCGATAGGAACAATTTCAATAGCAGTTACTTCGTTATTCCAAGTATGCCCTTGTTCATCTGGCATACTTTTCACCATATCACCACGTCTTACTGCAGAGATATGCTTCTTTGTTCCATCAGACATAGTTACTAGAGTATCAGAAGTGAAGCAAGACGGTTGTGCATAAGGTGGGTAAACTTTATTTTCTACATATCTTGTATCGGTGGCGACAGCAAAGTCATATTCTCTTGTTACCAAGAACTCTTCTTGTGATACTCTTAATACACCAGCAGATGTAAATATACCTTTTGTATATGATGTAGCATTTTTGGTATTATGCGTTTCAACATCAGTAATAAGTATCTCACGTCGTCCTGTGTTAATTTTAATTGTATCATTATTTGGAATAAGAATATAACCAGACAACGCACCATTAGCATCAGTAGTGTGTGTTGTTGCTCCACCTAATGTTGCCGGATAGCCAGTTGCATTTTTCCATTTCTTACCAGCTTTTCTGTAAATAGAGTCACGTGCAAGAGTAGCTTCGGGAACATATGCGCCAACACCTGTTGCTGTAGATGCATATGCACTTATGTTAACTTTGCCCATAAAAATAAAGTGTTTTGTATTTGGTCTAAGCCCAGTTGCTCTGATGGAGACAAATCTTGCTCTCATCTTTTTAATTTCACTTGTTGAAATAATTTTTTCGCCAAGAGATTCAACAACTGTTTCAGAATTTTTAAATTTCCAAGTTTTCGTTTCAGTTGTACTTCCCGCTGCAGTACTGGTTGTAGTTGAGTTACTACCTAGGACTTGACCTCTTTTATAGGTATCAGCATCATCTGGGGTAATACCTCTCCAAGAAGTATTCCAATCTTGGTATTTGCGACCATTGACAGAGATTTTATCTCCACCTTGGATAAGCTTATCTGCTTTATCTACATCATCATACCAACTATCAGACCGTGGAGACATTTGTAATGTACCTGTCATGGTCTGAATACCAACAGGATTTACGATAAAGGCTCGAGATGCTTTTGTCTGTGACTGTGTAAGAAAATGTGTATATTTCAAATAAATGTTATCACCAACTAAACGAGTGTTTGTGGATGTATCCGAATCATATACAAGAGGCACAGAGTATGATCTAAAATTAGGACGAATCTCGTGTCTAATCATATCACGTGATGATTTATAGTTAGAATCAATTGTATCAGTACCTATATCATTGAAAAAGTTATCAGCGAAGATGCCAGATTTAAACCTGTTATTACCAGCACTATCATAAACGTTTACATTATCTTGTTTCAACTCAAGCATTGTAAGCGCAGTAAGTTCCTCAAGATCATTGATCTTTTTCTCTAAATGCCCAATATCTCTCATAGTATATCGGCGGTTATCTTTATATGTAACCGTCAAGTCATCGTCTGTAATCATATATGGATTAAGTTCAACAGAGGCAATTTCCATAGTACCCTCACCGAGTGTAGGATACTTTGGTTCAAATGCTGGATCACCAAACTTAACACCAACATAACCATCTCTATGAATAAATGCCTTACCTCTTTTAGGAAGGTAGTAATCAACATCGAGAGTAATAATGTCTGTATTTTTTGGTAAAGGAAAAACAGCCGCTCCAGAAGAACTAAAGTTATCTGCACCATTTGCTTTACGAGGTCTAAAGTCTAAGACGTCATACAACGGAATGGACTCTCCATTCGCTTGTCTGTGACCTGGAATATCTTCATATGCTACTTGACCATCATATGAGTTTACTGCAAAGAAGTCTCCTGTAGAACCATGATTAAAAAACTTATATGTTACATTTATGTTACCAGCAGGCGCAGCTTTGCCACCTTTCAATATAAGCTTACCTCTTCCATAGAAGTTGTCAGTTTGACCATTATCTAAAGTGAAGTTTCTAGTAATATCTAATGATGTAGTAGCATCTATAACTGACGTAATAGAATAGATATCACATCTATCTAAAAGAACACCTCTTGAACCAAGAGAAATGCCACTCTGAGTTCTATCCTTGAGAGTCTTAGATCTTACAGTAGCTACCTTTTTCTTTTGATAATAGTATATTACAACACTTGCACTTGCTGTAACACCCTCTAAAACAGTAGTTGAAGTACCAGCAGTTTTTACTGTAAAGTTTTCAAATACTCCTGTGCTGCTATTGGCAACAATCCAGCTAGTAGCATTGACAAGATCAAAGGAACTGCTAGTTCTAGTAACTGTAACTTCTCCATCACCATCAGCGGTCAACGTGGCTGATGAGTATTGAGCTATAACCGAGATGTCGCTGATTTGTTCTGGTCTATTTTTAGGCAATGCAAAAAGTAAGTTGTTATTTTGCACATCTTTCAGTTGAGCAATGCCTGTAGGTTCTAATGTCACATCAAAATATTGTGTAGTGCTATCGCCAAGTGATCTTACAAGAGATATATTTTTACCAGAGTTCATTTTGACTTCGAACAAATAAACTCTATATCCACTCCCTGCTTTTTCTACTGCCCTTACTCTTGCAGTACCAATAGTAGATCCGCCATATGTAATAGCACTTCTAAGCTGAACAATTTCAAAGTTAGTAATATCAAATAGAGTATCTAGTTTACCTGTAGAACAGTTAAAGTAGTTACCATATTGAGCAACTGAGGATGTATTTTGCACATTTCCTGTTGTTCTTGGTTTTGAATAGAATGGTGAAACAGCTCCACGAAGATAATACCGATGCCCCTCCACATATGCTTTACCTGGATTAAAAGTAATATCTAGATTTGTATTGTCTGAGTCATTAGTGGCAAAATCAAGAAGAAAGTTACCGATTGTATAGTTACCAGATTCTTCATGAGTTCTTCGAGCCATCTCCTCACCGATATCTGAATATTTTTTATCAAGTGCTGTTGTGTGTGATAAAATTCCATCAGAAATACCAGCTATTGGGATAAATCGTTCGTCGCTATCTATTAAACTATTCAAAGTGAGTTCTAATTTAACTTGATATCGGTCAGCGCCTGGCGCAGCTAAGTTTAAGTTTGGACCAGAGTTATCAAAAAGATTTTGATCATCAGCTGATGTAATGATTTTTTCTGATACTTTAAAACCAACCATTTCAGTTGGTGTAGCATCATATTTACCAACAACAATATCTTCAGCAGATTTATATATGGCATGGCCATCAAGATAGAATCTACCTTCACCCTGCGCCACAACACATGACTTACCGAGTGCGGGATTTAATAAAGTGTTTGTAGTTTGAATATCAAGAACAGTTCCAGAAGTAGAGCCTGTAAGAGATCTACCTGGTGTAAGGTTTACTGATGCTGTTGTATCGGTTGGAATTTCTCCATTTGCATCAAGAATTTGTACAAATAATGTTGCGGGATCTGATCCTGTTGCTGTAACAACTTTTAAAACTTTTACAATAATACCTGATGTACTCTCAACAAAATTCTCATTTTCAATGCTGGTAGGAGTTGCAGGTAAACCGTTTGTTGAAGTATCAAGTTTTACAAATTTTACATCTTTTCGTACATCTATATCACCGCCAGATATAGAAGCGCCGGCACGATAAATCCCACCTTGCATCGCATCTTGATCACGATTGATAATGGTCTGTAATTGGTTTAGTTCTCGGTTCTGTAGACCACGCCCAGAGTTAAAAAGGATCTGATAATAGTTGTCACTATCTCTGTAGTCATCCTTATATTGTGTAAGGAATAAATTTTTGATTACTTCGGTTGCCATGGTTAGTCCTTATATTTCTATGATGACCTTAATGTCTTCAGTTTGGTCTGCAGTTCTCAATACAGAAGCTCTGCTTTCTACATATAGCAAATCACCACTAAATGGCATTGCTTTTGGATCCAAATGGAAATTAGCAGTGTTCAATAATGTTCCTGTGTTGTTATCAGAATCTGCAACACCTTCACCTTGAGAGAATGGAATAAACCCAGTTGCTTCTGTTTGGTGATAGTATAACTCATCTGAATCCTTTCTATCTATAATGGCTTTAGCAGCAGATGATGCGCCTGTCAGTGTGCTACCAATGGTAAAAGATAGACCAGTTCCAGTTGACATTTTCAGTCGGTTTAAAGAGTTGCCCGAGGTAGCAGTAAATGCAACGTCTGCAGAGTCAAGTGGGTTTTTAACAATACCGATTTGTCTAAAACTAGTACCGATAGGAAACTCTGACGAGTCTCCAGTAGTTTCTGCGCCAGATGGTTTTGCATTGAACATAATAGCACGTGACCGTAGATCATTTCTAGGGTCTTTACCAAACCCACCTCTCGGTGATAATCTCACTCTTGCTGTGGCAGAAGTTGTGGGTCCACCACCTGATAATACTGCTTCTGCGTAATCATAACCAGATCCAAGAACAAGAGTTCCAGCACTCTCATCCATTTCAATCTTAGTCACAGCACCACCAGATACTGTGGCGATTGCTCTTGCTCCAGTACCGTTACCTTTAATCGTTACTGAGGGGGCTGATGTATAACCAGCGCCACCTGTTAGAACTTGAACTCCAGACAATGAGTTGTTAATGGCTGCATTTTGAATACCTTTTTGCTCTACCAACTGTGACAAAGATGTGACATTACCAGATCCGTCAGAATCAAGTTTGCCTTGCAGTAGAACAGGGTGAAAGTTAGCGGCAAGAAAAGAAGACAAGTTTGGTGTGGTCATAGTGTATAAGAATTTCCAAGCATATCCATCAGCATAAGTCTTTGTAACAACATCAACACCTGTTGGTTTTATAGTAGAAGCAACGGCATTACCAAGAGCATTTCTCCCTTGTTTGACGCAGAGATAAACAGCATTGGTATCTGTCATTACATAGTAAGGTGTTGTTGTATGACCACCTAGATTGTCATTATATGCAGAGTATGTGGTACCTGAAATCCAGTTGTTTCTTGGCACAACAAAGCTAAAATCTGCAACTCTTTTCATGGCTTGTAAGCCAAGTCTAAAGTTTCGAATCTCTCTTTCAGTTTGCTCTGGTGTTGGTGCAAGATCTGAGTCATTCCATTCGTCTGACTTGCCTATACCAATATAATATTTTGCACCAGCGGAGTCTGTAATATCATCGAAGATATACTGGATTGCTGCTTTTTTCAAGTCTTGTGTGATAATTGCTGACATGTTTTTCGCCCTAAGTTATGCTATGATTACTCGACTGCCTAGTCCACCAGAGGAGTCTAGACCAACCAAGTACCAGCCAACAGTAGCACTGCCAGCAGTTGTTGTGTTATATACGGCATCGATTGCCGCCTTACCTTGTACTGTAAATGTAGTGCCTTGAGCAAATGTTGCAGGTGTAATTGTTACCGCACCGCTGTTGATGTTTACAAATCTCATGATCTGCCCACCAACACCATTTGCAAGAGTATTAGTACCTGCTCCAGAATTATTTAAAAGTGCTACAGGTGCTGTGAGTGATATATCAGCGGCACCACTTGCCGTATAATCTGAGTCTTCAAATCTAAATGCTTTTGTTTTTACAGTACCAGTTCCCTTTGCCTCTAAAACCATATTGATATTTGTATCAGTGCCAGATGCTACAATACTAATATCATTCCCTGTGGTATTACTGTTGATTGTAGGAAAGTTTACTGCAGAAGCAACTGTGGGTAGACCTAAAATAGGGTTACCACCAGAATCTTGTATCTGAGAACCGATATGAGGATTTCTCAGAATAGGTGATACATACCTTTTAGTGCCTGTGATAATAGATGTTGAGGTATTTGTTACAAGAGTATCACTATCTGTAAGTGTAGGAATATTGAGATTAATATTCTTGGTCATACCAGAAGAAGTTGGTGGTACAAGTTCATAAAAGTTGTTTGCGCCAACCGAGTCATAAATATCTGTATGTACTAATATTGGAGACACTAACTTTTTATTTGTGAGAGTTTGGTGTGCAGTTGTAAGGATCATTGTACCAGTAGAGTCTGGCATTGTGATGACGTTATCTTGTGTAGGCTGTGTTACAGTTAGCCGAGTTTCATGATCATTAACTGAACTTCCTTCAAAGACAAGATTATTCGGCTCAAGAAAAACACTTGAGTTAGTAGAGTCTCCACCCAGAATATTATAGAGTTCAACAAAGTTGGCGTTAATTTTAGTTGTGGCACCACGAAGCGTATCGCCCGTGCCGTCATTAGCAACTGTGCCACTCTGTAATACTTGTCTTGCCATTTTCTATGTCCTGTTGATTATCTTTATTTATACGAAAAACTCAATAGTTTTATACAGCCGAGTCTTTAAATTTCTCTTGGTCAAGGGTTTCTAGTGTGTTATCGAGACTGATAGATGATTTCAGTGACGTTCCATCACTATCCATATCCATTGTTGGTGAAGTCATTCTAACCATATCTACCATAGATGGATACTGTTCTGCGTTGAACTGCAGCGAACCAAATCCAGTTGAGTCTTGTGTAAGTAATGTATGTGCTTGTATTGTCATTCTATCTAGGCTCAAGCGTCTTGTTACTTCATCGGTAGTAACAATAGCAGATGGTTCTGTAAGTGCTGCAGGTGCCATAGAACCAATATCTAGGTATATGATTGGCGCTGGAACATCTGGAATAAAGATAGGCATATTATCAAACGATATGTCAGCATTGACTGATGTAATCTGAATCTCTGATGCATAGTACATTCCAGCAGGGTGGGCAAAGAGTTCATATAACTCTTCCCAAGTGCTTTGCTGAATACCAATTTTAAATAACAAACCCCAGTGCTGATACACTTTATCATTCTGGATCTTTCTATCTGTATCAGGTCCAATGATAGAGTTATTTGCGCCATCATTTAGATTGAAGATAAGATCCTTGCCATAAATGACTTGTGGATCTTCTTTAAAGAATGAACGGAAAAACCTTTCAAAAGAATACTTGGTACCCTTTGTTCTGTAGTAGTTGTTTGCAAGTTCCGCACCTGTCCGTTGATCGAGAATACCTTCTAGGTAGTTACCGCCCAAGAGAAGTTCATCTTCAAGTAGTGTAAGATTATCTTTTGCTGTCTGAGATATATCTCTGCTTGATGGAAGATCCTTAATCTTAAAACCAAAGTTGCCATCCGAATCCAAGTGTTCGTAATAGGCATCAAGAAGTTTTATGAGTTTCGGAAACTCTTCTTGAAAATATTCTGGTAGTGCCTTGTCAATTTGGTTATTACCAAACTCAAGTTCTCGTCTACCAATATCTCTTCTTGTCTTATCTATGCCCATTAGTTCGTTGCATCCACAATGACAGGTTTAATGGTAGATGCAGTTGCATCGAAGTTTACAATTTCATTAAATGTTGGTGTTATAGCACTCTGGTTAGCAGGTGTGGCCGATAATTTTATAAACCCAGCACCGCCTGATAAACCTGTTGGTTTAAATGAAACAATATCTAGTTTACCAGTGAGTGGATCAAATGATCCAATATTATTTGTTTTTACTTGACCCGTGCCAACCTCAACCACTCTCAATGTATTGTTAGCGGGAACAACTTTTCCATTAGTTAGTGTTCTTGCTGTTCTATTTTCTATTCGACATGTTGTTCCACCTTGAACAAAGTTATTACTAGTAACAACAGGGTCAATAGAATCTCTTGGATCAAGAATTGGAGTTGGATATTGCAAATTAAAACTATTGATAGCATTTACAACAGGTGCTATACGCAACTGTATTTTTACTTCGGCTCTGCTTGAAAGAATAGCTGGAGATAACTCATCAACTAAACTGAGAACATTTGATCTTCTAAATGATTTACCAAACTTGCCTATATTATCTTCAAAGTATTTTTCTACAACACTTTTTACTGAAACACCAAGTGCGTTAATAGAGAGCGGAGTTAGCCTTGGGTTGACTTGGAAGTGGACATTGATTTCAAGAAAAATATCTGCTGGGTCAACAAACTCTGCTTTGAAAGATAGCACAGCAAGTTGATCAACAAGGTTTAAGATTGCTTGTTTTGTATTAACAATCTGTTCATCAGATACATCATCTTCAAACTTAATAGATGTGAAGACGGTACCAAATTTAGGTTTTGGGTTATCTTGTCCACCCCATGTAATAATATCATCAATCAAAGATGAGAAGTTACGAAGAATGATTGATCTATAATCATCTGCAGTAACCATTCTGTTTTGTGTAGCATATTGGAATGGCGCATTTCTACGGATAGATTCTGTGGTTTCTTTAAAATCTCCACCAGCGGCAACCGCTGTAGTAGTTGCGTCAATATCATAGTTAACACCATCAATAGTTAGTTGGTCAACTGCAGTTAGTCCATTTGCAGTATTTGCAGTTGGCCCAACTGTGCTGATATAATCCACAACAATCTTACCACCTGATGGCGGTGATTGCCCAAGAATATCATTTGCACCAAAGGTAAGTTGATAAAATTCATTTGGTGCTTCTTTAAGGATATAGATGGTAGAGTTTTCACTTACTGATGTTGTATTAATAATATTTGTATAGGCAGTAAATGCGGATGCTGTTGTTGTTTCATAGACATTAACACTTACTGTATCCATGTCCATATTTTTATCTGGTATGACATAAACATCTGCTTCATCAAATTCGCCCACAAGAAATGTTTTGGTTTTTCTAACACCTTCAAATACGGGGATAGCTTCAGAATCACCTTCTGTTTTAAAAATGTAAATACCACCAACATCTTCAGCCGTATAGACTTCGGTTGTTTGAAATGTGTAAGTAATCTCGTTTACAACTGCAGTAAACCGAGTAAATTTTGGTAGGTCTATACTAGAAGGTCTGTTAGCCACACTTGATAAATTAACACTAATTCGTAATAGTGCACGTGCAGCTGTTCTACTGTCAGGTACATACCCAATGCCTGTTGCCAAAGAGACCAATGATGATCTTAACTGTGCAGTATTTAAAAACGATTCATTAATAGAGAAGTTAGCAATCAAACCATTCAAGTGTGTGTTATATGCCAACACATCAAGAATATTTGAAAGTCCAGATGCTTCAAAATCATAGTCTTGAAACTCTGTTTTATTTTTTAGTTTATTTTTTAGACTTGCCTTAATATTTTCAAAGTCTAATGCCGATGATGTGATTGCTGTTGCCATTATCTTAGCCTTGCCAGTGTTGTTGTTAATGTAACCATTTCATTAGTATTTATGACCTTAAACGTAACTGATATACCTAACTGATTTCTTTCTGGTGTTGATTTAGCCACAACATCAACCACTTCTGCCCTTGGCTCATATGATTGAATAGCAAATTTAATTCTGCTTATGGCATCAGATTCTGTAAATTCATCAGCTAGATCAAATAACAAATCTCTAATGTTTCCACCAAATCTAGGTCTAAAAGGTTTTTCATTATAGTTAGTAAGTATTAGATTTTTTACGGCTTGTTTAACAGCAGCAGATTCATTTTTCTTATAAATCTCGCCACTAGGTTTTGCTGCAAGTGTCAAATCAATATCAACATATGGCCTTTTGCGTGTGCCAAATATTTTAGAAACACCGAGTGATCCATCTTCTGCTGATAGTTTAGTTGCCATATCTAAAATCCTTTTCTGTAGTTATTTATAAGGTTTTATGTACCTTTCATAGCATTAATAAACCATTGATCAGATTTCCATGTAACAACAGAACTTCTATTATATTTTCCACCGCCAAGACTTGCACCAAGTGTGTCAAGGTGCATTGTATACGCACCCATATATCCACTAGACATACCACCAGCCAAAATGCCTTCGCTCCTACACGCTCTTACAAACTTATCAAGGATATTTCTATCGGATCTATTATCTTTATTAAGTCGTCTATTCCCAACTTTACAAATCAAATCAGCAGCATCTAGTGTATCATGTCTTGTAGAACCAGTTCTTAAACCTCTAGATCCTGGTTGTCCACCAGAAGTAATCACTACAACATCAACACCTGCCTTCCTTGCAGCGGCTGCTAATACTTGCTCAAGTTTCTTCGAGACATATAGATCTCGTTTTTTACCTGCAAGTTGATATTCAATTCTACCACCTTGTGCCGTTTCTCCAGCCTTGGGTGCTTGTCCATCCCTTGGCGTAACTCCAGATTCATCTACTTCAACAAGATCGTTTTTCGAAATAAGAGTATTATTATATGTTGTTGCTACTTCAAATGATGGCTGCGCAGTTGCTCCACCACCAATAATATTAAAGTCCTCATCAATCTCTGGCATGACTACAGTAATCTGTGCGTGAACACCATCCTTATCCGGATCAATTTTATCATAATCAAGTTGAATTTTATCAAAACCAAATAAATTATCAGCAAGTTCTTCCGCAAACTCGAATGTATTCTCGAGGTTAATATTACCATCATCATCATATAATTCATATACAATAGCACGACCTGTTTGTCTCAAGTTTGGAATAGAATCAGGTGCCATAGGAGGTGCACCGACAAGTGGTTTATAAACACCCTCTGCTACAATAATCCTAAAGTCCTCAAACAAATCTTCATTTAACTTACAATATTTAATCACCTCAGCTTGAAGAACAAGTTGTCTCATTAAAGCAGCACGTTCATCAAACGTTGCAAGGTGGCCTAGATTTGTAGCACCTCCTGCACCAGAAAGAAATGTTGATATAGAAATGCCTTCTGCTACTAATGTCTTTGCATTAATAGCTTTAACACCTAAACCTCTTGGATCAATTAATTTTGGATTGTATTTTGGATCTGGATTAAATTTTGTATATGTGCGAGTGCCTTGTATAAAGTTAGGCGAAGAAGTCGATCTTCTGCCTGTAGAACCTGTCCCAGAAGATGTTCTGTTAATTCCTGGGGGTGATGGATTATTGTGTTGAGAACTAATAGACCCATCTTTCAGCAATGCTTGAATAAACTTGGCATTCGCTGCGTTGTTTGGATCTTTCATTTTGGCTCTCGCTTCTGCAGCAGATTGTTTTCTGTTTGCAATGCCATCAAACTCACTTGCTCTATCAATACCATTTTTAAGTTGATCACCTGGATCTACAAGAACCTTTTTAACACCTCTGCTAGAGTTCTTGAGTGCCACACCTATTAGGCTGGCATTTGGTTGGAACGTTGCTGTATTGTCAAGAGCGGTATTTGTCGTAGTATATCCACCTGGAGATGTTGCACCTTCTGTTGCCGTAGCCGCTCTGTTTGCATCAATCGCTTCTTTTGCAGTACCGTTTAGATCACCGTGGAAGGTAGTTGCTGTCATAGTATCAGCGTGAACAGATTTACCTGTAAACATGTTATAGTTGTACATAATCATATTCTCGCCACCGATTGTACCACCAGCACCAACTACTGACATATCTCCAGCCATCAAAGACATGCGTGGACTTGATCCAACAATCTCTGCTTGAGAGGATGTTTTGTGCACACCCTTTGCTGAAGTAGTCATAGAACCCTCAACAGAGATTACATTATTACCTTTAATGGATGCAAGAGATGCACCAAGTATCGTGGAAATGTTTTGACCAAGTACAGTCTGTTTATTGAAACCTTTTACCGTAACGGCTTTCTGTTTTGATGTTTCATTGATGTTACCCTCAACCGTGGTAGTCTGATTGCCACCAACATTGACGGTGTAATCTCCCTTCACATCAAGATCAAGATCGCCTGATACATTCATTGCCAAATTTTTTGCAATGAGAGCAAAGTCACCTTCACATACAATAGCACCATTAGCGTCTATGGATATTACACCATTATTCTTGGAACGAATTATTACAGATCCATCAGCTGTCATCTGAATACCAGCACCTGATGTGTGTTTAATTACAACCCTTTCACCACCTGGTGTATCATCATAAACTGTAGTGTGACCACCTTTTGTCTGTTTAACTTGTACATCACCATATTGTGGAGATACTTCTGGCTTTTTTGCTTTCGCAATAGTAATCTTAGCATCAGGTGATGATGTTCCCATACCAGGATGCCCACCTCCAGTTTTAACCTCTGTGGGAGTAGCGCCTGCAGCTTCTTTGTTTATACTTGAAAATCCATGATAAAGAGTGTGTGGAAATTCTCCACGTGGATCTGTAGCTTCTGATCCTCTTTTGGTTACCTGATCTGGTACTCTACTAGTGCCTTCGGGCAACACATCCCATGTATCAGCCATTAATCTTCTCCCTCAAGTTTTGATTCAATTTTAGCCTTGAGTTCTTCTGTTGTAAAAAATTTACCATTAGATATTACTTCACCCATTCCAATAACATCTTTATCTATATGTGCTCTAATAGCTTCAACACTCACACCAGGACCTGATCTAGAAACAGTTGTTCTATCAGCACTCAATTCGTTTATGCCATAAACTTGTCCGATAGGCAATACATCAGTAAAGGCTCTTGCTATTATTCTCATTCTTCTAAATTGTTGTTTTGTTACAGATGCTGCTGATAAAGTACCTCTCTGAAATGCTTCTTTAGGTGCAGGTGTATCATAGCCTGCCACAATGCCTACAAAAACTGCATTATTATTATACCCGCCACCTATAAGTGGCAAATCATCAAGAAACCTAGCAAGTTCCATATGGCCATTCTTCTGAATTAATATGTGAAATGGTATACCATTAGTTTTACCATTTGATTTATAATGTTGATGAACATCGTGAGCAGTCATATTCTGGTCAGCATAAGTACCTGTCCAATCAAAAACCAATGTAGTAAATGCTCTCTCAGCAGATTTAAAGTGTGCAATCACTTCTTTATGATCGTAAAGTTTCACACTTTCTTGCTCATCGAAATCATCAGTTGAAGTGGTCAAGAACTGATCTTGTGCAGCCCTTCTTTTTTCTAGCTCTGCTTGCGTTGCCGCAGTTTCTTCAGCCGTTGCGTCACTAGGTAATGATGCTGAACCATCATCATTAAATGTTGCTCTTGCTAGAGGATCTGTTTGTGGTGTAGTTATTGGGGCAGTTTCTGTGACAACTTGACCCGTAGGTGTTTCTGTAGTAACAGTGTTAGGTACAACAGCGCCAGAGCCTTTTAAATCTGATGTCTTAGAAACCTTTGAAACCACAGGAGCTTTTTCAACTTTTACACCTGTAGCGGTTGTTGTTGTTTTAATATTACCTGCCGGAGTTGCTTTGGTTGTTTCTGTAGCCTTTATACCTCCTTTAGATCCTGTTGTTGCCTTACCACCTTTAAATGTTACTGTACCAACAGTTGGTTCTGGCAGTGGGTTATCTTTTTTCAAGAATGAGCCAGCTGTTGGCAATGTATCTGGAAATGTAGTTTCTACATTATCAACAACACCTTGAAGAGATTCTACCTCTTTACCTAAAGCACCTGTAAAGGAACCTTCTGTTTGGCTAATGATACTTTGTAAATCATCTATAGAACCAAATTTTGCACTTATACCAGATGCTTCCAATTTCTCTTTAAGGTTATCAGATATTCCTAAATTTTTAATAGCAAGTGCTCTACATGCTATAGCATCACCCGCAGAAAATGCGTCTGTAAGTGCTCCGAGTTTTGATTGATCAAAAGATGGTATTGCACCAAATACCGTATTGGATATTACAGATGCTGTTGATTCCA